TTAGAGAAGTTGATCTTACTGTAGGCAGAATTGATGCAGTAAACGATCAGGTGGGAGCAATTGCAGGTCCTTTTGCCAGAGGTCCAATCGGAGTACCTGTACTGGTGGAAACAGAACAAGACCTCCTAAACACCTTCGGTAAACCACAAAATACCGATGGTCAATATGAGTATTGGATGACCGCATCCTCTTACCTTTCTTATGGTGGAACACTAAGAGTCATTCGTTCAGACGATGATAATCTTGTAAACGCACACGCAGGTGTCGCTGGTACTGTTCTTTCCCTAAAGATTAAGTCCGTAGAGGACTACGCGAATTCATACTCAGCAGCATCAGATTGGCACTATGCTTCTAGAGAAGCAGGATCATGGGCAAACAAACTAAAAATTTGCACCATTGACTCCGCCGCAGATCAAAGAGTATCTATCGGTACATTTGGACTTGAAGTTGGTTACGGAATCACTTGTGGATTCACAACTTCTTATGCAGACCCGTCAGATGGAACTGTAAAGACTTTTACTGGTTTCACAAAAGGCATCATCACTCAGATTAATGATGGGTCTGTTGATGTTAAGATTCTCAGTAGAACTGAAGATGCAACTGGAACAGCTAAAGCTGTAGAATACACCGAATCTGGACTTAATAGAGTTCAAGCTCAGATTGCGGGAGAAAAGACAACTTATTGGCAGGTATTCAACAACGTTGGAACTGCAACTTCTCTTGAGAAGTTCAGAATTACTAACGATGTAACAGTAAGTCTCGGTTCAACCGAACTTCTTACAAATAATACCGAAGCTGGTTCAAGAATTAAAGCCGAGACTTTAACATTCCCAGGAGATTTAGTACAAACACTCAACGGAACTCTTTCTGCAAGAGTTGTTGGTTTTGATACTGGTAAAATTATTCTGGATACCGCATCACCTGCTGGATTTGCAGCAACAACATTGGTTGTTAGATATACAAGAGATGCAGTAGATGGAACTGATGATAACGGTGAAGGACTACTACCAGATGCAGCATACCATAAAGTAACAGACTGGTATGATGAGCAAACTCTTGGACTGGAAAATTCTACCGTTTATTGGAAAAACGTCGCACCTAGACCTGGTACTTCTCAGTATTCTGAATCCAGAAATGGTAAAAATGATGAGATGCACGTTGTTGTCGTTGATGACAATGGATCAGTAAGTGGTGTTTCTGGAAACATTCTTGAGAAGTTCACTAATCTTTCTAAGGCTACTGACGCAAGAATTACTCCAAGTGAGAACATCTACTATAAGAACTACATTGAGAATAATTCAAATTATCTCTTTGCAGGTGCAGTAGATGCTCTAGTATCTCCAGAATTTACAACTCTGGATGGATTTACTGTATCTAGTGGTGGAAGTATCACATGGGGACAAGAAGCAAGTGGAGTTTCTTTTGGTCTTGCAGGTAATAAAACTTACACTCTTGATAACGGTGCAAACTACGGTGCAACTAATGGTTATGCTCCAACACTTGCAAACGTAATCTCTAGTTATACAGTTCTAGAAAATCCAGCAGAATATGATGTAAACTTCCTAATCCAAGGACCAAGTGGTGGAAGCACTCTGTTCGAGTCACAAGCGAAAGCAAACAAGTTGATTGCAATTGCAAATGGCAGAAAGGATTGTGTTGCAGTTATCTCTCCACATAGAGCAGGAGTTGTTAACGTAACAAATCCAGAGACTCAGACAAATAACATCATCCAATTCTACGATTCTGTTACATCAAGTTCTTACGCTGTATTTGACAGTGGTTATAAGTACATGTTCGACAGATTCAATAACCAGTTCAGATATATTCCTCTGAATGGTGATGTTGCTGGTCTAATGGCAAGAACATCTATTAATAACTATCCATGGTTCTCTCCAGCTGGTGCTCAGAGAGGTGTTATTAACAATGCAATTAAACTTGCATATAACCCAACTCAAGCACAAAGAGATCTTCTCTATCCTAAGAGAATCAACCCAGTTATCTTCTCACCTGGTTCGGGTATTATTCTCTTTGGAGATAAGACTGGTCTATCATATGCTTCTGCATTCGATAGAATTAATGTTCGTCGCCTGTTCCTTACCCTTGAAGATACCATTCAAACCGCAGCTAGATCTCAACTGTTCGAGTTCAATGATGCACTGACAAGATCCAACTTTGTCAATATTGTTGAACCATATCTCCGTGATGTTAAGGCAAAGAGAGGTATCACTGATTTCCTCGTTGTCTGTGATGAAACTAATAACACTCCAGATGTTATTGATGCAAATCAGTTTAGGGCTGACATCTTTATCAAACCTGCAAGATCAATCAACTTCATTGGTCTTACCTTCGTTGCTAACAGAACTGGAGTTAGCTTTGAAGAGGTTGTTGGAACCGTTTAATCGCAGTTTTAATACTATAACCCTATTCTACAGGTAACGAACAATGGCAAATCAAAACCCACCACAATTTGGTACAAGAACACTTGAAGATTTCAAAGCAAGACTGATTGGCGGCGGTGCCCGCCCCAATCTGTTTGAAGTTGAAATTAACTTTCCAACTTTTGCACTAGTAGGAGACACTCCTGGAACAGGAATTAATGATGATACAAGATCTGTTTCAGATCTAACTCAATTCATGTGCAAAGCTGCACAACTTCCTGCATCCAACATTGCAGAAATTCCAGTTCCTTTCAGAGGCAGAGTTCTGAAGGTCGCAGGTGATCGTACTTTCGATCCCTGGACTATCACTGTCGTTAACGATACTGATTTCAAAATCAGAACTGCTTTCGAGAAGTGGATGAATGGAATCAACAGAGTAAATGATAACTCTGGTGTCATCACTCCATCTCAGTATCAGACCGATTGTTATGTAAGACAACTCGGTAGAGGTGTTGCTGGTGCTGCTACTGGACCAAAACTTGATGCAAATATTCCCGTTCTGAAAACGTATAGATTCTACGGAGTATTCCCAACTAATGTCAGTGAAATCGAAGTTTCTTATGACTCTTCCGATATCATTGAAGAGTTCACAGTAACTCTACAAGTTCAATGGTGGGATGCACTTAGAAACGGTACATCTGACATGGGTGTTCCCCAGTCCAGCTAATTTGATGACATAAATAATAGAACGAAGAGTTCTATTTGAGAATTAATGCCTAAATTATTTGGTTTTAAATTCAAGGAAGACGACGGATCTAAAAAGTCCGTCGTCTCCCCTGTGCCGGAGAATCAAGAAGATTCTTCGGATTATTATGTTTCTAGTGGTTTTTATGGGCAGTATGTTGATATCGAAGGAGTATATAAATCCGAGTTCGATTTAATTAAAAGATATCGAGAAATGGCACTACATCCTGAGGTGGATGGTGCTATTGAAGATGTAATAAATGAAGCGATCGTTTCTGATCAGAATGACTCTCCTGTTGAGGTTGATTTAGAAAACGTTCCTGCGTCAGATAAACTAAAAGAACTTATTAGAGAAGAATTTAAAAATATTAAATCTCTACTACACTTTGATGATAGGTGTCATGAGATTTTAAGAAACTGGTATGTTGATGGACGTATTTACTATCATAAAGTAATTGACTTCAAAAAACCAGAAGATGGTATCAAAGAACTAAGATACGTGGATCCACAAAAGATCCGTCACATTAGAAGAATTAAAAAAGATAAAAATAATCCTCTTGGTCCAGCAATTGCAAACGTAAAGGGTGGTGAAGTTACTGCTCCGCAAATTGAAGAATATTACGAATACGATCCTAATGGACGTATGGGTAAACAGGCAGGATCATTTAAAACTGGTGCTGGTTCAGTAACCAGAATTTCTAAAGATGCAATCACTTATGTTCACTCTGGTCTAGTAGATAGGAATAAGAATACAGTTTTATCATATCTTCACAAGGCAATCAAGGCACTCAATCAACTTAGAATGATTGAAGACTCTTTGGTTATCTATAGACTATCAAGAGCACCAGAACGTAGAATTTTCTATATTGATGTTGGTAATCTACCAAAGATTAAAGCAGAACAATATCTGCGTGAAGTCATGAACCGTTATCGTAATAAGTTGGTTTATGATGCGAACACTGGAGAGGTTCGTGATGATCGCAAGATGATGAGTATGTTAGAAGATTTCTGGCTTCCTCGTCGTGAAGGTGGTCGTGGAACTGAGATCACCACTTTACCTGGTGGACAAAATCTTGGCGAACTTGCAGATATTGAATACTTCCAAAAGAAACTATACAGAGCACTTGGTGTTCCCGAGTCTAGACTTGCATCTAGTAGTGGTTTCAATCTTGGTCGTTCTTCTGAAATTTTAAGAGACGAAATTAAATTTACCAAGTTTGTCGGAAGAATGAGAAAGAGATTTTCAGGTCTCTTTCATGATATGTTGAGAACTCAATTACTTCTTAAGAACATTGTTTCTATGGAAGATTGGGAAATTCTTTCCGAACACATTCAATATGATTATGTTTATGACAATCATTTCTCTGAACTAAAAGAGAATGAATTGATGAATGAAAGGATTCAAACAGCAACTGCACTTGAACCTTATGTTGGTAGATATTATTCTGCAGATTATGTAAGAAGACATGTCTTCAAACAAACTGATCAAGAAATAGTAGAGATAGATAAACAAATCAAAAAAGAAATTAAAGACGGAGTTATTCCAGATCCAAATCAACCAATAGATCCTGCGACTGGAATGCCTCTCGATCCTTCTGCATTGGGTGCAACACCACAAACACCAGAAGTAAACACCAAGTCGGTGGAAATGCCCGAAGGTGGCGAGATATAAATAATTTTAGTTACTTATTATTTTAAGAACATGGATGACGTAGTTGATATGATTGCTAAGGGTGCCTCGGCATCCGAAGTTAGTGATCGTTTGAAAGACATTTTGATGCAGAAGTCTGCTGCAAATATTGATGAAGTAAGACCAAAAGTTGCTGCTTCAATGTTCGGTGCAACGCAGGCAGAAGTTGAGACTGATGCGGAAGAAGAGGAAAAACCAGAAGCTTCTGCAGAAACAGAGACCGAAGAAGAACCAACTCCAGAAGAGGAAACTGACTAATGCCTGGATATATCCGTCACGATTCAAATAACAACCCTGCGGGAACACAACCGACAAAAATTATTGTCAATGAACTTGGCGGAACAACTGGTTGGTCAACAGTAGTCTCTGAAAATTTTAATGGAGATTATATTGCATACACCTATAACAGTAATGCTGGAGTGGGAACTAGAACCCCTGCTTCATATCAACGTTATGACGAAAATAATCAAGCAGTTGGTGTGGGTACTTACCAAAGACATGATTCTAGTAATAACCCCATAACTAGTCCATAGTCATAAATAAAATATAAGACTCTACCAATAGTGAAATGAAACTAATCAGGGAAGAAATAGAGAGTGTAGACGTTATCGTCGAATCAAAGGGTGGAAAAAAATCCCTTTACATCGAAGGTGTATTTCTACAAGGCGGAATAAAGAACCGTAATGGTCGCATGTATCCCGTCGAAACTCTAGCAAAAGAAGTACATCGTTATAATGAAAACTTTACTGGAAAAGGTCGTGCATTAGGAGAACTCGGTCACCCCGATGGACCTACTGTAAACCTTGATCGTGTTTCTCATAAAATCACGATGCTCGAACAAAGAGGTGATAACTTCTACGGAAAGGCAAAAATCCTTTCCACTCCCATGGGTAAAATTGCATCCTCACTTTTAGGTGAAGGTGTAAAACTAGGAGTCTCTTCCCGTGGTATCGGTTCACTAAAAGAAGACACTGATGGTGTCAAAGTTGTTGGTGAAGACTTCATGTTGGCAACCGCTGCTGACATCGTAGCGGATCCTTCTGCACCTGATGCTTTTGTTGATGGAATCATGGAAGGAAAAGAGTGGGTATGGGAAGGTAATATCCTTCGCGAAAAGAAAGCGGAAATAACAAAAACCCGTATAAATACCCTAGTGGAGCAAGGAAGACTCGACGAACAGAAGTTAAATCTGTTCAATGACTTCCTGTCGTCACTATAAGTTGCTTTAACTTATAAATAAATACAGATTATACAAGGTAATCGGAGAGTACAAATGTCCAGTGGTAACGATTTACAAGAAATGGAAGTAGGCACAACTCAATCCAAAACCGCTGTTAATGCTAAGGCTTCTGCGCCAATGGCACCTGAAACCAGTGCAACCTCTGTTGCGACCCCTGGACAGGCAGCGTCTTACGAGGATCTGGGTGGACCCACTCCAGAAAACAGCAAGCCAGATGATAACAGCAATGCGCTGAAGACACCTGGTGCTACGCTGAAACAGGTCAAAGATGTAGTAAACAAGGGTGCAGCTCCTGCTGATGCAGCAGGTCATTCTGCAACTCCAGTTTCTACCCCAGGTCAAGGCGGTAAAATGGAAGAGGTTGAAGCCGAAGGCGAAGTCGTCGCTGAAGAAGAGACTGCTGAAGAAGCAGTTGTTTCTGAAGAGGAGACTACCGAAACCACCGATGAGACAGAAGTCGTAGCTGAGTCTGAGGAAACCACCGAAGAAGAAATTCTTACTGGTGAAGAACTCGATTCTGCAATTGAAGAAGATGTTAACGCACTTCTTTCTGGCGACGAGTCACTTTCCGAGGAGTTCAAAGAGAAGGCAAAACTAGTTTTTGAAGCTGCTCTGGGCGCCAAAGCCAAGGAAATCTCTGCAGAACTCGAAGAGCAGTATGCTACTGCACTTTCTGAGGAAGTTGCTGAAATCAAAGTAGAACTAACCGAACGTGTAGATTCATACCTTGAGTATGTTTCTGCTGAGTGGTTAGAAGAAAATGCTCTATCTATTGAAAATGGTCTCAAGTCTGAGATCACTGAATCCTTCATCACTGGTATGAAGGGTCTCTTTGAAGAACATTATGTATCAATGCCTGAAGAAAAATATGATGTACTAGAGAGCATGGTACAGAAATTAGATGAAATGGAGACAAAACTCAACGAACAGATTGAGAAGAATATTTCTCTCAATAAGCAGCTTGGTGAATCCACAGCTGAATCTGTTTTCAACAGAGTTTGCGAAGGTCTTGCTGTTTCCCAAAAGGATAAGCTTCAGTCCCTCGTAGAGAATGTTGAGTTTGAGAGTGAAAATGACTATTACCAGAAGCTGGTAACTCTTAGGGAATCTTATTTCCCAAGAAACGCTGGTACTCCAGCAAACGAAGCGGAAGAAACACTAACCGAGGAAGCGGCACCAGTAGAAACTACTTCTACAATGGACGCTTATGTTCGCGCTCTTTCCAACGTTGCTAACAAGTGAGTTTTAGATAATACTCAAACCGCACCTTAACAACATCTTACGAGGTATAGAAAAAGAAAATGGAAGGACAAAACCTACAACAATTACAGGAGAAGTGGGCTCCCGTCCTTAATCACGATTCATTTGAACAGATTAAGGATTCCCACAAGAGAGGAGTTGTCGCACAACTTCTAGAGAACCAAGAGAGAGAACTTCGCGAGTCTGCTGAGTTCCTTGGTGAAGCAGCACCTACCAACTCAGGTCATGCACCTGCAGGCGCTAACGTTGCTGGCTTCGACCCCGTTCTGATCTCCTTGATCAGACGCTCCATGCCTAACCTGATCGCATACGACATCTGCGGCGTTCAGCCAATGAGTGGTCCTACTGGACTCATCTTCGCAATGCGCTCCCGCCAGGACAGCCAGACTGGAACCGAGACCTTCTTCGATGAAGTCGATTCCGCATTCTCTGGTCAGAACAGTGCAGATTCCCTCACTGGTGGTCAAACTGATCAGGCTGCTGGTTTCGGTACTGCAACT